TAAAAGGGCCGACCCCAGTCAGGGGGAAGCAGGGGAGGAGAGGCTGGGGCCAGCCGCTAGTCGTAAAATACGTCTGGACGCAATTCCTCACGTCTCACTTCTCCACCCGTCAACTTCTCCAGCTTCACAACATGCTTTGCAGGTACCACAGATTTCCACTTCTGGACTACCTGCGGGCTAACACCACACTGCTGTGCAATCTTAACTTTAGATCCGACGATCTTGACTACTTTGCTGAAGGCTTCCGTTTCCATGACGCTATATTCAGGGTTCTTGGATGCAGTTGCAACAATTATCTTCAGAAAGTTTACTAAAGTAGTTGATTGGGTAAACCAATAGCGTATCATGGAGTCTAACAACAACAAGGAACAGACATGAAAACAACGAGCTACTACAACGTCGATATCGCCTATCTCACGGAAGATGACGAGCCAGCGGTTTATGAGTTTGAGTTATGCGGCTGGGTCTACAAGGTAGAGACGCTTGACGAAGCGAAGGCGAAGATCAAGGCGAACATTTCAGAGCACCGTTGTTACTGGCGCAATTTTTAAGGGGGCAAAATGGAACGGGAAGACTACCACTTCAAAAACCCTCACGCCCTCGATGCAGATATATGTGGCGTATGCCACGAAGTCTGCGACTACGTTGAAGATGACGAAGGACGTATGATGCCGTTCTGCGAATACTGTAGCGGCGACAAGACACGCGACTTCGACCGAGAATTCAAAGTCCACTGGTATGGACAGGACTCCAGCGGAGGCTTCAGGGGATGGGGCCAAGGTTTAATCGGTGAGAACCGCGAAGAAATGCAATTTGTCGTTGATTACATGCGTAACAATGACTGCTTGCTTGTCATGCAGCATCAGCACGACGGCAAAAAATCTGACATCGGATCGGCTCTTGAGCCTGCTGATGTCATCAACTCAAACCCCGCTCGCCAATACTTTGTATACCACGATGGGATACAAGTCGGCTGCATAACGGAGATATTGAATGGATGAGAAGGAAAAGGGTTCTTCGCAGTTCATAGACGATTGGAAGGAAATCGTCGATACCTGCGACTTACCTGAGAATTCGGTCGAGAGATACGAATACATACAAACCCAACTGAATGAACTAATGGAGAAAGTGAAATGGGTTACTTAGTCTTGCTTGTCGGGACGCCGTTCATGGATGGGCGATACGCACACGAAGAAGACGCTCTAGGAGCGGCAGAGGTGTTCAAAGAGAAGTACAAAGGTATAGATCCCATTGTCGTTAGCTCCAAAGAGAGCCTGATAATAGGAGATGATATTTTCTGGAATAGAAACACTGAAACGCTGGAAGCGATAAATGCACGAAAACTTCGGGCGCGACACTCGAAAAGGGCGATATAGATGGATTCAAAACAAACACTAATTGACGCCTTGGTAAAGGCGCAGTCAGAAATGTCCCATGCGACGTTTGACCAGACAAACCCGCACTTCAAATCGAAGTTTGCCTCGTTGAAGTCAGTGATCGACGCTGTTAAACCGGCGCTCAATGCGAACGGAATAGCGTACGTTCAGAAGTCAGTTCCGATGGATGGTGGGATAGCCGTCGAGACCGTCTTCTACGGCCACGGCGAAGAACTATCTACTGGGCCTGTCCCCGTTCCCATTGACCGAAACAATGCCCACGGGTTAGGTAGCGCGTTGTCATACGGCAAAAGGTATTCATTGGTTCTAGCTTGTGGAATCGCTGCTGATGAAGACGATGACGGTAACGCGGCAATCAAGTCGCCTCCCAAGCGCAAACCCCAATCAGTCACCAAGACAGTCCTCGAGGAAGAGGGCATCAAGGTCGATCAGGGAAAACTAAGTAGTTATATTTCCCTCCTCATGGAAGCCACTACCAGCGAAGATCACGCGGGTATGAAGGAATTGCTCGATGAGCTTCGCTCCGACAGTGACATGAAGCTGGCGGTGTGGGCAGAGCTTCCAAGCAACATCCGTTCAGCAATCAGAAAAATGGAGAATCCAAAATGAACAGGCCGCAGAGAGGCATATCACGAGACATTTTTGATGTCATTAATGACAATGGGTCAGCAACTTATACGTCAATTCGGACAGAGCTACGGCGGAGAAAAAGCAGCGCCACATCCCATCAGATTAGGAAGGGTTTAGACAACCTGCTGTTCAGGCAGCAGATAGAGAGATCAGAGCGCAACAAGCGTAGATTCATCATCAATAAAGCGATCCTGCATGAGCAGCTCACGGGTCAACGCCAACTTGGAGTTACTAAAGAGGTATTGCTAGACGCTGCTGACCAGGTGATAAAAGAATCGAAGAAGGAACCAAGTGAACTCGTCCCAACGGACGATGTTTACTATCAGATGACTAAGCTGGAATACGTTTACATCATCGGACTAGCCGCCGCTACTGCGGCAATCACCACCACCGTAATGAGGTATTTATGAGCGATAAGGTATTCGCGCAAGGGCTTTACGTTAAGCCACCAAATGAAAACGCTCCAGCGTATGTCAAATTCAAATTGAACCTGAAGCGCCAGGAGGTCATGGAGTGGCTGAACAGCCAAACCGATGAATGGGTCAACATGGAGGTCAAAGAGGCGCAGTCAGGAAAGTGGTACGCCGAAGTGAACACTTGGAAGCCAAACAACAATCAGGTTGCGTTCAAGGCTCCACAGGCAGCGGTAACGCCGAAGACAGATGATTTCGAGGATGATATACCTTTTAGTTGACCCCGTTCTGGGTACAGTGTAGATTCAATTTCTACATACAGAGCGGGGAAGACGAAATGAAAGAGTGTTTTAAGTGTAAGGAGAGCAAGCCGCTCTCCGAATTTTACAAGCATTTTGCAATGGCTGACGGGCATCTTAATAAGTGCAAAGATTGCAATAAGACTGACGTTAGAAAGAATCGGCAATCAAACATCGAACACTACCGGGAATACGACAGGCGAAGGGGGAATAGGCAGAAACATGGGTACACAAAAGAGTATCGTTCAAAATACCCTAACAAGGTTAGAGCGCACCGGATTGTTCGTAATGCGATCTCACAAAACAAGTTATTCAAAGAGCCTTGTGTCGTTTGCGGTACGGATGAAAACATTGTTGCCCACCATAATGATTATCTCAAGCCATTGAATGTTGTCTGGATGTGTCAAGCACATCATGTGCAATGGCATAAAAAAAATGGTGAAGGACTCAACGGATCGTAGGTAACATTTGATCGCGGGTATTTCGGGCAGGCGAGCGGCAGCGTCAGCCTCCCCACTGGGGTAAGAGAATTAGATTGCTTGATCGCAGCCCGCGACTATTCACTGTTAAAGCAATCAACTGCCGCATCTCAGGGGGATACATGAGGGTTTTGGATTTGTTCTCGGGGATTGGGGGCTTTTCAATCGGGCTGGAATCGGTAGGCATGGAGACTGTAGCGTTCTGTGAACAGAATGCTTTTTGCCAAAAGATACTGGCCCAGCACTGGCCGACACTCCCCATTCATTCAGACATCACGGAGTTGAACGGATATGAGTACCGAGGATCAGTTGAGCTTGTTTGCGGGGGATTCCCCTGCCAGCCATTCAGTGTCGCTGGGGAGCAACGAGGCAAGGAAGATGACCGCGCACTCTGGCCAGAGATGCTGCGAGTCATACGCGAAGTGGCTCCCAGATGGGTCATTGGCGAGAATGTTTCTGGAATCATCCCGATGGAACTCGACACAGTGTTATCTGACTTGGAAGGGGAAGGCTACACCTGCTGGACGTTTGTACTTCCAGCTTGTGCCGTCGATGCCCCCCACCGAAGGGATAGAGTCTGGGTTGTGGCCAACACCAACGGCTCGGGATTACAAAGGAGGGAGGAAGCCGGAAACCTTGGAAGCATCGGGTCGGGGCGCGACGAACAGTCTGAACGATGCTTTGACAACGCAGGGGCAGTATGGCTCCCTGAACCCGACGTGGGTCGAGTGGCTGATGGGGTTCCCAATAGATCACACCGACTTAAAGCTCTAGGCAATGCGGTAGTCCCGCCCTTGGTTGCTGAGATTGGAAGATTAGTAATGCAATTTGATAGAGAGATAATCAATGGATAAAAACGAATTCACAGCGATGTACGAGCAATGGTTTGCACTGCATCCGTTCAAGAAACGCGATTGGCCTGAACTGGGTAAGGTTCACTATCAATCATTCAGCCGAGAGTCGCCTGCGGCGTTCCAAGAGGCTCTGGGAATGTTAACTGAAGAGATTGATAACTTCCCATCACCTAAGCAGATCCGAGCAAAGCTCAATCAACTGTCAAACAACAAGACAGAGGGTGGCGAGGGCAAGACCAACACCACCAGCGAGAACGAGATGCTTGCGACAAGACTGCTGGAACACAAAATGGGAGTGGAGTACAACGGCAAACAGGTAAAAAAACCTGATGGTTTTCCCTTGTGGATTGACCAACTCGTTGATAAGACCATCGCGGAGCTTGGCCCAAAGTACCCGATGAAGACCCTACTGGGGACTCTGGGTTACCTAGTGGTTCAATCGGAGGGCAGACGATGAACGATCTCGTCAAGAAATTTCTTGAAGAAGGCGGCCAGATTCAGCAGTTGCCATCCAACGTGCCACGGGATTTGAATGTTTGCCTGAACTGTAAGAACCTTTTTCCGACTGCGGAAATGACCAAAGGGAGTCAGCGACGATGCAAGAAATGTCATGCAAGGCATACGAAGTTCAAGGGGAACCGGTAGATATGTTTTATCGTGCAATCAAGGCGCAAGAGGCGCTCCAGCGTAAATACCTTGCCTATCGGCTTTCGCATGTAAGTGCGCCGTTCAGCGAAGAAGATAAGAGGCGAATATGGGAATGGCAGCGATCAGGGAAAACAACTAGGTGGATTGCTGATGAATTGGGCGTTACTAGGTACAAGGTTCATCTGCTGGTGAAGAGGACATCGTGGCCCTCTCCCACCAACCTAGCCTAGCTTACTGTTCGATGATCTCGGCTTCTTCGGGTTCCATCTCAGCCTTGATTTGCTGGGCGTGGAACCTGATTGACTGCTCGGCTTCTTGCTGGCGCAAGATTAGCTCCACAATCTCGTTTCTCAGCTTACCGATGCGCCCGGCTCGGATCTTAGCGTCTTCACTAAGGTCTTCTTCAGTGTATTCAATTTCGTCTATGGTAATCATGCGGTTCTCCGTTGATGAGCCTTCAGTTTACTTTGTCAGCCCTTCAAGTCCAAATTAAATCAGGACGTAGCCCACCAGACCACCAGCGCGATCGCCAGGGGCACCAAGCCAACCAAGATAGAAATAGCGATCAGTATTTCAATCATCTGCTTGCGCTGTTTACGCTTCAGTGCCTCTAGGCGCTTGATTTCTTCCTGACGCGCTCTCCTCGCTTCTGCCATCTTCTTCTGCATGTCATCCCACAAGTCCATGCGATTGGTGGCTAGGAACACGTCTTTTATTTTCTGGCGCGATTGGCGAACCATCTCTTCTGCCATGACCGCTTTGGCAGCTTCAGCCTCGCTCATGGTTCTGGTGCTGTTCTTGGCTCGCTGCAGGTCGAATTCTGCCGCACCCATTCTTCCTATGAAAACCCCAAGAGACTCGATGTTTGACGCGGCACCAGCCGCCATCTCCAAGGCTTTACAGGCCGTTGTCACCGCTGCAACAGCCTCCAGTATCACTGGATTGCCACGAACAACGGAATCAGAATGGACGATATGATTAGCAGGTAAAGGCCAACCACAAGGTTGTCCAGCCGGTCGAATCGCTTCTCGCCCTGCTCCAACCTGCGTTCAATCTCGCGATAGCGGATCTCGCATTTCTCCTCGTGCGTTGTCAGCCTTTCATCTGGCGTCATTACCAAGGCACTCCATCAGCGGTGGCGGGAGTGATCTGCCCATCTATCTGTGCCTGTAGATTGTCTTCGATGTTGGTCTGCCAGTTCTCACTCTGACCCCACACCCAGCCTAGAACGTCTGACTCGGTCAAATCGTCATAGGCGATGTAGCCTTC